CGTAGTAGACCGCATGGTATGGCCCCCACGTATTGCGGCCCTATCACCGAGTTACAAGCTAGGTGTCAGTGGCGGCAGTGGAGCAAGCTCCATCACTGGCACAGGTGGCAACGGGGGTAACGGGGGCTTGTACGGAGGAGCGGGTTCCGGAGGGGGTGGTTCCCGGAATGGTAGCGCTAGTGGTGCGGGTGGTAGCGGGGCTGGAGGTCTTTGCTTTGTAATCGAATACACTATCTAATGATATACGTCGTAATCAAGGGGAACTACGTCATTGACCGCATCGTCGCAGACGAGGCCCCAAACTACCCTCACCCGCATGACGCGGTGGTCCAAGATGTTGACCTCAACATTCACATCGGCGACTGGTACGAGGACACTGAAGACATCTTCTATCGACCCGTCACGGGGGTGCCACCGGATTGGCCCGATGACCTCAAGCCGCAATCATGAACCTCGACACGCTGGGTGTGGCGCTGACCTTGCTGCTGGCATTGGTGGCGCAATGGGTGAAGGTGAACAACGAGCTTACCCGGCTGAGGGGTCGGGTGGAGGCGCTGGAGGCGGGCCACGATGAGGTGCGCCAAACCCTGCGTGAACTGGTGTCGTTGGTGACCGAAATCAAGCTGATGTTGGCCCGCAACGGCCTCGACAGCCATGAACCCGCCCCAAGAAAAACACGTTTGTAACGCCTAGAGAATCAGCCAATAAGCACTTCTCAGAAGAAATAACCGAAGCCCTAGAGAAACGGCTAGAATGCCGGAAACGGCAGAAAAAGTACCTCAAACGGCAAATTAGGACCCCATGGAAATCATCCCCGCAGACACCATCATTCTCCACTGCACAGCCAGTCAGCCGGACCCCAAAATTGGGGCTGCGACCATCCGCCAGTGGCACCACAACAGGGGGTGGTCAGACATCGGGTACCATTACGTCATCCGGGTCGATGGGGTGATTGAGCCGGGTCGCCCGCTCACGCGCACGGGTTCGCACACGAAGGGCCACAACCATCAAATCGGTGTCGTGTACGTCGGAGGGGTGGACCCCAAGGGCAAGCCCAAGGACACGATGAACCCGGCACAGCAGGCCAGCTTCACCGCTCTCGTGCACACGCTCAGGCACGCGTTTCTCAAACACTTCGCGGTAGCTGGGCACAACGACTACACCGATGCTAAGGCCTGCCCTAGCTTCAAGGTTTCCGCTAAGTTCCCCCACCTAATCTCTAACCCATGAAAGACATCCTAATCAACCACTGGGCTGAGCTGCTGCTCGCCACTATGGCCCTGTTCAAGGTCATCGTCAACATCACCCCTACGGAGCACGACAACAAGGTCTTCACGCTTATCGACCGCCTGATAGACGGGTTCGTCCCCGACCGCCGTAAGCGATGAGCGCTCGCCCATGGACGCGTGTGTTATCTAGTATAAGCGCGCTCGACATCACAGAGGCCTTCAAGACCAAGGGCGACCTCAAGCGCTGGTCCGCTAAGCGCACCGTAGGCGGCGTGATTGCGGCTACCGCCTGCAATGACGTAGTGGCCCACGGGGTGACGTGGGAGGCTGTGGCTATGTGCGCGGTAGGGGTTTTGCCCCTGTGCTTGAGTTTCATGGAGGAATAGCTACCTTCGCCTAGAACTGGTGTGGTTCCCAGTTTGTTTGACCCTAATCAGCCCTCCCGAGCGTATTCGACGCCAGTGGGGGCTGATTTTTTTTTGCCCTGCAAACGCCTAGCAGCATAGGCAAACCAAAAATTTCTCAAAAATAAATTTGGATTGTATTTGGTTTTGGGCTTATCTTTGCGGTGTTCAAACAACAAACAACCACACCACCATGGACTTCATCAACCTCACCTCGACCGAAGCGCTCGCAGCCCAACACGCAAGCGACATCCTGTTCACATGGAAGCACGTCAACGGACTGACGCCTACCATGGACCGATTCCACCACGCACTGGAGCTGGCCTGCGAGTACTACAGCGTTGACATCACTGACGTAGTCGTCTCAGACGCACTGGACTTCGCTCGCAGCTTTATCCCGGCCCTCTAATCACTGACCAGTCAAACCTCTCAACCACACCACCATGTCCTACACCACCTCCCTCCGCCTCCTCGTCGCTTCACACCTGAGTGACATTGCCTTCGAGATGTCTTTCACCCCCACGGTAGCGTGGGCACGCATCGAGTTCGTGAAGTACCTGACCATCGAGTACAGCGACCTGACGCTTGAAGTTGACCCGGATGCTGAGTGGACCCGCTTCCTTGAAGCGTGCCCTTACGTCAAGGATGCGCTGAACCGAAAGGCTAACGAGATTTAACTTTCTCACCTTCACCTAGAACAACCCCTACCATGGAACTATTCGATACCTTCTCAGTAGGCGAGCACTACTCTAGTGCCATCGTCAACGCCGACTACTCCGGCCTGAACGAAACCGAATCCGTACAGCTCAACGACTGGCTCAAGGGCATCGTAGAGAGCGTGGCTTGGAACCACGAGATGACGGTAGAGGCTGCGCGTGCACGGGTGTACCTAGAGTGCGACTATGAACCGCACACCACCCGTTGCGTAGTGGGTGACCACTACTCGACCTGCTGCCCTGTTCACGTATACGTTGACCTCCGGTGATTAACGCACTCGACCCACAGCGCCTCCGGGACCTCGCAGAGGACTGGAACTGGTGCGCGGACCGCCAGCAGTTCGCGGAGGTCCTCAACCTACACGTAGCGCAGGACACAGGCCTGCTCGCAGCCGCGAAGCTGGACTTACTGTTGGAGTGTTCCTTCCCTATCAAGCACGTGGTTTGGCAATACGTGCACGAGGCACGCGCGGCGGGAGTTCAGCTCCATCCTAGCCTCCAAGCGCTAGCCATCGCAATCATGGTCCGCATCCGCTAAGCGGGCTAGGAAAGCAAAAAAAAGTCAAAGGAAAATTTGGTTTTCCGTTCGCAATCACCCCATCTTAGTGCCGTCAAACAAACCAACCAACCACACCAGCCATGGCTACCACCACCACCCGCACCGACCTCTACGAGTCAATCACCCAGCGTGTCATCGAGGGCCTTCAGCAGCGCGGCCTGTCTTGGTTCCGTCCTTGGGGCGGCGCCGATGACGCTCCGATGAACTGGGCTACCAAGACCCGCTACCGGGGTGTCAACGTCTTCCTCCTGAACGCAGCTATGACTGACTTCGGGTTCACCGCTAACGAGTGGATGACCTTCAAGCAGGCGAGCGAGGCAGGCGGGAAGGTCGCTAAGGGCAGCAAGAGCACCTGCGTCATCTACTGGGTAGTGTCCTACTGCCACACCGAGACGGGTAAGTGGTACTCCGAGGCCGAGCTGAAGAAGGCGGGTATCAAGAAGTCCGAGTGCGACGAGCGCTGGACCCTCCGCTCCTACAACGTGTTCAACGTAGCTCAGGTTGAGGGCCTCGACCCACGTCGCGTCGCCCCCACGAGCGACGAGTTCACCCCAGCCACCGGATGGGAGTGGGTGTGGGAGGGCTACGCTAACCGCCCCGCTCTGAATCACGGGGGCAATAAGGCCTACTACCGCCCCTCTGCTGACCTGATTCAGATGCCCGAAGCCACCACCTTCGTGGCGGGAGAGGCTTACGCCCACACGCTGTTTCACGAGATGATTCACAGCACGGGTCACACGACCCGCCTGAAGCGCGCAGGCGTAGTGGACGTGCAGGGCTTCGGCACCGACAGCTACGCTCAGGAAGAGCTGGTAGCCGAAATCGGCGCCGAGTACCTCAGCGCACTGGCCGGAGTCGAGTGGCGCGCCGACCAGTCACAGGCCTACATCAACGGCTGGGTCAAGCAGCTCAAGGACCACCCTCGCATGGTCGTGTACGCGGCGCAGCAGGCGAGCGCAGCCGTAGAGCACATCCTAGGCAACTAATTCTAACCGGGGGGCAGGAGGGTCCTGCTCCCCATTAACCTCCCTAAATCAAGCAATGATGGGAACCACTAACGAAGGCCACACGGCCACAATGAACCACTTGGTTCAAGCGCTGGACCACGCCAGCAAGCAAATTGCAGCCCTCACAGAGGCGCTCGCATCCATGTCTAACGCCGCCCCTAGCCAAGGTCAAGAAAGTGGCGAGAACGGCATCCTGTTAACCCGGCAGCACCTCGAGGCGGTGTGCAAGCACGTCTACCAAGCGGCGGTTAAGGATGTTTATGACGCCCTCAGGAGCGAAGACGGGCGCGTTAGCGTGGACGTGGAGGTGCAGGAGGACCTCTCAGGCGGCTATGGCCGGGTGAGCGGGGAAATCACTATCGAGACACAGGTAGACGTGCGGTGGGAGGACATGTTCAACAGCATCCATTACCATGACCTGTATGACCTGACCTCTGAAGGCCTCATCGGGCTATGCGCTGAGCTGGAGTCCATCGTAAGCGACACCACACCCCGAGCCGATGCCTGAGAACGAAGTACGCCAGCTGCTCGCTAACGTCATCGGCCTTCAGAGCGACGTAGCTGAGCTGATGTTCCGCCTAGGCATGGAGCGGAGCATACACGAGGGCGAGCAGAGCAGGCGCCTGCACCTTGCCCGCGAAGCCGCAGCCGGTGCGATGCGGGAGTTACTAGAAGTCGAAAACCAGTTAAACCCATGGATGTAATGAATCAACTAATGACTCCGGTGGATAGCCACGTACAGCGTGCCGCTACCATCACCGCCGAAGCGCTCTCAGCGCTCTACGCCGAAATCAACAAGACCCCAGCGCACAAGCGCAAGATGGCTATGCACCAGCTCATCAAGGCCAACACTCGGCTGTGCGTGCTCTACACTGGGATGGACGCCTATCTAGGCGGCAATTACGAGCTAGCTTGCTCGATGCTCGATTCCCTCTACGGGGTGGTGCAGTGCGCTCGCACGTACGGGTACGAGGAGGAGGTGAAAGCGCTGGCTGCGGTAACGGACATGTGGGTGCGCGCTAAGCAGTTCTACGGCGTAACCGCGAAGCCCACGGAGGATAGCAACGAGGCCCAAACCCTGTTCAGCTAATGACACAGGAACGTGCCCTAGAGATTCTGCGGTCATTCATCGCTACCGTAGAGCCAGCTGACGACTACGCTGCCCTGCACATCAAGCAGGCGGAAAATGCCCTAAACTACCTTGAGAACTGGTGCATTCAAACCACTGAACCATGAACCACAACGGACCTAACTACAAGGAGCTACACAAGTACTCCTGCGTCATCGACCTCGGAACCCACGCTATGCAGCGCTGGATGTGGAAGAACCAACTACTGCCCTTCCTGTGTGACTACCTGAGCGCGAAGCGGGTGCGCTCGCATGACTGGGAGTTCCATGAACGGGTCATCATCAAGGTCCACGAGCTATGGACCGACGACACGCGCAACCTCCGCAAGGACCCCATTGGAGGCGTCATCATCACTGAGCTAAACGACCGGGTGTCGTGGCACGAGGTGGTGGAATGGGTGAGGGGCCACATAGCGGCCGACCTCAACGCCGACATCGAGCGCGCTGAGGAGGCCAAGAAAGAACGGGACGCAGAAACTAGCCAAGAATCAACGATTGTATCATGAGCTACACCAACGAACCACTCGACCCCATGGGAGGTAACCTCGCTACCTCAGAACGCGTGAGAGCACGTCAGGAGTGGAATGACGCGCTGCGCAAACTGGAACTGGCTGGCAGGCGCATGGCGAAGGTAGAGGGTGACCCTAGGGCCAACCCTATCGAGCGCCTTAGGTACCTGCTCTACGTCATAGAGAGCGATGCACACGCGGCGATGTCCGCGCTATTGACCGACTTCGATTACGTCAACTCAACCAACACCCATGGCCAGTCAAATAGCCCCACCTAACTGGGTGTGGAAGGACGACCCGGACGGCCCTACCGGGGTCTATCGGTACCTGCCTACGATTTTCAGCACGGACACTGCCCGGCTGTACTTCATCACGGAGCGGCACGCTCGCGACTACCATTGGTTGATGGCCTGCTGGAAACAGGGCCATTACACCCACCTAGGCTACTACTCCACCGATACCCATCGGGAGATGTACTTCGTAACCCCTGAGCCGGGCATCCCGCTGAGCGGCTTCAACAAGTTCGTTTACCCCTTGGTCCAATGGATAGATTGGGCCATAGAGGAACAAGCGGGAATCAAGGACTCGCTACAATCTTTGCTAAACCAACCAAACCAGTTAGAGAAATGACACAGACCACAGTCACCCAAGTACAGGGAATGGGCCACTACGATGGCCAGTACGGACGCATGTTCAAATACTCCGTCGCATTCGCAGACGGGGTGGAGGGTGAAGCCTCCTCAAAGACCCAGCCCCCACCATGGAAGGAGGGGGATACCGTGTGGTACGAGGTCACTGGCGAGTTCCGGGGCACACCCCGACTCAAGCTCAGCAAGCAGGACCCTAACGCGCCGCGAGGCGGGTTCGGGGGCGGGGGCGCGAGGACATCAGACCCAAACCTTCAGGCGCGCATAGACGCGTCATGGGCCTTGGGTCAGGCCATTCAGTGGAACATGGCCGCTGGCACTCCGGTGGATAGCGAGGCCACGTTGATGAACCAAGCCCGCACGCTGCTCCGGATGCGTGACGCGTTGGCTGCAATCCCACCGAGCGATGAGCGACCTTAAGCTAATGATTAGGAGCGTGTATGGCACGCAGGCGAGGATGGCCGAGCAGCTTGGGGTATCCGCTATGACGGTAACCAACTGGGTTCAGCGCAACCCGCTGCCCATGCTCAAGCACACGAAAGCCATCTCCGGTACCGGGAGAGTAACGATTACCGAAGTGGTAGACGTTGTCCTAAGGCATCACTATTCGTTACCGGAGAGGCCACTCAAATGAGGCGAGACGTTTATTTCAACGCTGTAGCTGCTCAGCGGTACGGGGTCGATGGGGCAATCATGCTCCATCACCTCGTCTACTGGGTGGTCTACAACCAAGCGAACGGACTCAACCTCCACGAGGGGCGGGTGTGGACATACAACAGCGCACGGGCCTTTAGCGTGTTCTTCCCCTACTGGACGGCTGAGCAGATACGTAGGGTGCTCAGGAACCTAGAGAAGGATGCGGCCATAGAGGTGTCCCAGTTCAACCGCATGGGTATGGACCGGACCAAGTGGTACACCGTCACAGCCCCAGTGGGCGCTATCTACGACCTAGCGCTGCCCCAATTTGGCGAATCACCAACTCCATTTGGTCAAACGCCCAAATCCATTTTGGCAAACGACCAAATGCATTTTGGCGAACGACCAAACCAATACCAAGTAAGAAACACAATAGAAGAACCAGTAAAGAACCAAGTTCAACTCCCGTGGGATGATGATGGGTTTGCAGCCTTGTGGTCTGAGTGGAAGAAGGACCGCCGGGAGCGCAACATCCGCGCGTACACGGAGCGGGGGGAGCAAGCAGCCCTCCACAAGCTACAACTAGAGAGCGGCGGCGATGTGCGCGTCGCCATAGCCATGATTCAAAACTCTATAGCCAATGGATACCAAGGTATTTTCCCAGTTGACAAACCAGCTAAGCACAAGGGGGGCCTCCCCGGAGCTGGCTTCGATGTTGACACCCTCCGCGACTGGGCTACTAGCGGGGGGTGAGGCAGCCTCCGCTGTGCGGCGGGAACTCACACCCACGAGCGCGTGGCAGGGAGGCACCTCGTTAGCGCGGGCGGTTAAGGTGGACCCGTCCACTATGCGGGCGTGGTTGGCCCTGCAAATCGGCAAGCTCGTCAAGGACGTAGGCGCCACTAACACCCTTCAGGATGCAGACGACCTCATCACAGCGTGCGATGCGCTCCTAGCGGAGTTCCCAGCGCTGAAGATGGAGGAGGTGTGCGTAGTGTGCGACCTTATCCGGCGGGGCAAGCTCCTGCCTAAGCTGTTCGGGACCTTCCGCACTCGCGAACTCATGGACGCGTTCCGCGCGTACGAGGGCGAGTACCGGGCGGACGTGCTCGAGCGCATGCACCGCGTGGCCCCGGACCCGAACCTGAAGCGGGTTAGCGAGTTAAGGCCTAAGTTTGAACCTATCACCCTCAGCGACGCTGAACTCAAAGAGATAGGTATATGGCCCACCTTCAAGCCCGACTCCCCAAGCGACGACAAGTAAGCCGGAGTAAACTAGTAGCAGCCCTCGATACCGCATTCAGTCAATGGGTGCGGCTGTCGGGGGCTGACTCGTTTGGACGCCAGCAGTGCTGGACCTGTGGTGCCGTGAAGCACTGGAAGGAGATGGACGCGGGCCACTTCCAAACGAGGGCCAAGTACGCCACACGCTGGGACCCGCTCAACGTCAAGCCGCAGTGTAAGCACTGCAACCTCACCAACGCAGGTCACCAGTACCAGTTTGGGTTGAACTTGGACCGCAAGTACGGCCCCGGCACGGCATGGGCGGTTCAGGTGAGGAGTAACCAAAGCGCTCGATTCAGTACCCACGACCTAGAGACGATGATAGCTGAATTCAGGGCGAAAGTCCGTGAACTAGAGAGTAACGGAGAGGCATTTTCTCTAGGCAAGAATCAATCATCTAGCTCGGAGTAACCGCTCGGCTATTCTTCTTGAGAAGTGCTTGTTCTATGAGAATCAACGCGTTCCGAGGCCATTTTTCGACCACCACAAAGGGCCTGTTTTAATACTTCTCTACGTGGACCCACTGGACAAATACGTCACCTCGAACTACGATGCCATCGTCAAGATGGCGGTTGCTATCACGCGGGGTGACCGCCACGACGCAGACGACCTCGCACACGAGGTGATGGTCATCCTGTACGAGAGTGACCGGGGTCGGATGGTGGGCCTGATTGAACGAGGTCAGATGCGGTACTGGATAGCACGCATCATGATGAACCAGTACAACAGCAAGACCAGCCCATGGCACTACAAGTACCGCAAGCAGGTTGAACGCCACCGAGCGGCCGCTTACGAGATAGAGGAATGGAGCACACCCGACGATGGCGAGTGGGAACGTAGAGAGGCGCTGTGTAACTTTGTAGAGAAGCAGTTGGAGCGGTACCCCTATTTTGAGCGGATGGTGTTTATGGTGTATGTTGCTCACGGACACTCCCTAAACACCCTCGCCAAGGAGACCGGAATCAGCCGAACTACTATCTATAAGGCCATTAAGCATGTCAGAGACGCAATCAAGCAAACCCACAAGGCGCAGAAAGGCCAAGGGCCTAGGTGACACCATCGACGCCATCACCACCGCCACCGGGGTCAAGGCAGTCGTCAAAGCCATCGCCGGTAGCGACTGCGGGTGTGACGAGCGGCGCACCGCCCTCAACCTCCTGTTCCCGTACTACCGCACCTTCGCTCCCGTAGACAAGCGCATCTACGAGCAGCACCTAGCGGCCATCACTCTCAACGACACCATCACGGCGGCAACTCAACACCTCGCCATCGACCTCTACCAGCGGTATACCGGGCGTAGGCAGGAGTACACGCGCTGCCCCTCGTGCATGATACGCGTACTGAACGAACTCAAAACCATCTATGAACACACCTGCGATGATTCAGACCCTACCCCTGAGCCAAATCAAGCCTAATCCGGACAACCCGCGCGTCATCCGGGACGAGAAGTACCGCCAGCTGGTCAAGTCCCTAAAGGAGTTCCCGGAGATGTTGTGGAAGCGGCCTATCGTGGTTGATGAGGACCACGTGGCGCTAGGGGGCAACATGCGGTTGAAGGCGCTAGAGGAGCTGAAGTTCAAAGAGGTGCCTGTCATCGTAGCCGAGGGCTGGACTGAGGAGCAGCGCAAGCAGTTTGTGGTCAAGGACAACGTCAGCTACGGGGAGTGGGACTGGGACATGCTCAGCAACACGTGGGACGCTGTCCAGCTGAACGACTGGGGTCTACACGTGTGGGTGCCGGAGGTCGATGCGGACTACACGGTACTGGATTCAGACGAGTTCAGCGGCATAGACGAGCGCGTAACCAAGATAGCGGAGAGCACGGAGCGGGGCATCATCATCAACTTCCCTAACGACCTCTATGACGAGGCCTACGAGCTGGTCAAGGAAGCCAACAGGCGCAACTTCGATGTGGGGATGGCGCTACTCACCCTGCTCCGAGACGAGCTAGGCGAATGACGTGGGGGTCAAAACTGAGGGACCTAACCCCGGTTGAACGGCACGGGGGCATGTACTTCAAGCGGGACGACAAGTTCGCTCCGCTAGGGTACGGCAACATCAACGGAAGCAAGCTCCGGCAGTGCATCTACCTAGTCGACAAGTGGTACGACGAGGGTAACCTGAAGGGCGTGGCTAGCGGTAGCGTCAGCCAAAGTCCACAGCACGCGTTCATAGCCGCAGCGTGCCGTCACTACAACGTGGGTTGCTACATCGTAAGCGGGGTCCGCAAGCCGCTAGAGCACAAGTACCTCCGCATGGCGCACGAGTTTGGAGCGCACATCGTCTCCAGCCGGGTCGGGTACGCTCAGGCGTGCGGGGCGCAGGCGCGTAAGGCGTCGCTCGCATGGGAGGGGTTCCGCTACCTAGAGACCAACATCACCCTCGACCTAGAGAAGAACTCATTTAGGGACATAGAGGGATTTCACCGCGTAGGCGCGTGGCAGGTGATGAACATACCGGAGGACGTGGAGACCCTAATCATCCCGTGCGGCAGCTGCAACAGCGTGACGAGCATCCTCTACGGCATCATGATGTACCCACCGCCGGGGTTGAAGCGCATCGTTCTGATGGGCATCGGCAACATGGGCAGCAATGACATCGGGTACGTTCGGAGGAGGCTCCGTGCCGTCGTTGAGGTGAACCTAGGGCTTGACACGGACGAGTATTTTGACTTCAATTTCGCTAGCGAGAACGCGAAATACGACATGGTTCACCTGAACCTGAACGGCACCGGGTACTGCACCTACCAGCAGGAGATGCGTGAAGCCATCGGCGACATCCGATTCCACCCCCGTTACGAGGGCAAGTGCATCCGCTACCTCAAGGAGCGGGCGCCTGAGTACCTGACCCCTACCACCTGCTTTTGGATTGTAGGCAGTGACGTGATGTGATGGACTACCGCCTACCCGAACACAGGCGCGAGACGTTCCTCCGCTTCTACGAATACCACCTCAAGTACCGCGCTCATGCCGGGGGGGTGTACTACGTCTTCCCGTACCTGTTCAAGGAGCTGGGTATGACCAAGGAGCAGGCGCTGTGGTTCACGTTCATCAACGGCTGCACCCAGCACCCTCTGACCACCTACCGTATTTGGAAGGAGTACCCGCTCCCTCCAGCGGACATCGAGGACCTGCGGGCGTGGTTCACCCACCATCGCGAGCGGCTGCCATTCGATACGGACCGCAGGTACACGCGGATGAGGTTCGTGGAGGCCGTAGAGAGCTATCAAGCGGCGCTTAACGGGAAGACCCAATACGCGTTCTACGGAGACCTGTGCGTAGGGACGGAACACGCTAATTTCAGGGCAGTGTGGGACGTGGTGTCTAACCAGTACCTCACCTTCGGGCGGCTGTCTACCTTCAGCTACTTGGAATACCTCCGTATTGCGGGTATCCCCCTCGACTGCGACCAGCTGTTCCTAGACGACATCTCAGGGAGCAAGAGCCACCGCAACGGGCTGTGCAAGGTCCTAGGGCGTGACGACCTCGACTGGTGGAAGCAGGACCGCGTGGACTACACACCCCACCTCGACTGGCTGGAGCGGGAAGGGGAGGCCCTCCTGCGCGAGGCGCGCGAGCGGATAGGTCACCCGGACGTATCGTACTTCACCCTAGAGACCACCCTGTGCTGCTACAAAGGATGGCACCGGATAAACCGGAGGTACCCGAACGTCTACAACGACATGTTCCATGACCGCATCCGGAAGGCCGAGCAGCTATGCCCTACGGAGGACTTTAGCGTATTTTGGGAGGCGCGGAAGTGGGCGCTGCCTAAGCACCTGCGTCTAGAGGACAACCTCCTAGACCGGGGCCTATGCCCGGAGAAACAGAATCACTACCGCCTAACCGGAGAGGTCATCATGATGGAAGAAGAAGGATTCAAGGTCAGCAGCAAGCCGTGGCTGAGGCAGTGCGTACTCATCACAGGCAACTGCGGGGTGGGGAAGACGTGGGTGATGAAGCAGCTCCTCACGAGCGAGGCGCGCAAGTACCGCATGGGCATGGTGCACTGGGTGGAGACGGGCGACTTCATCGTCGTGGGTAAGTACGATGGCACCACCTTTGAGGGCAGCGACCGCCTGTCTATGGCGGTGATGCGGGACCTAGACCCGTTCCTCGCCTACGTGAAGAAATCACGGAAGCTAGCCGTGTTCGAGGGTGACCGCTTCTCCAACAGCAAGTTCATCGCCAAGGCGGACCCCGTGGTCATCCGAATCGCAGGTGACGGAGCGGAGGGCCGGGCAGCAAGGGGCAGCAACCAGTCAGAGAGGCATTTGAAGGCCATTTCTACGCGTGTTCTCAATCTGCCTAGTCACCGCATAGTTCAATCCAGCGAAAGTGCTTTAAACGCTCTCAAATTACTCCGATGCGAATACTCGAGTTGACCAAGGTGCCCCACGAGGTGAAGGTGGGTGAGCGCTGTGTCTACATTGAACCCAACATCTACGAGGACTGCCTCCTAGTCGAGGACGGGAAACCCGTAGGCCTGTACGTGCGCAACGTGAATGACTATGACGTACGGATGGGGGCCGTCCTAGACGTCGCCAACAAGGAGTTCCGCAGCGAGCGGGTCCCTAAGGCCACCCTCCACCGCACCCAAGCCATCACCGCTGCCACAGAGTCCGGGCGCACCCTCAAGCAGCTGGGCGAGCAAGGCGAAGGCGTCATGCAGTACAGCACCCTACTGGGGAGCATCAAGCCTAACCCTCGTGTGCGCAGGCTCAAGCCGGGGTACGCAAGCACCCACCGCGACCCCAAGGCGCAGACCTTCGTGAAGGCCATGATAGCCATCAGCCAACTAGGGATGACCCTGCTAGAGGAACTCAGCCCTGAACTACACCGGCAACAACTGGAGGCCATCGCCCCGGTGGATGACAAGTGGCGGTTCGGCAAGCACTTCACCTCCAGCATCAGCAACTACAACACGGCAGCCCCGTTCCACGTGGACACAGGCAACATCGTAGGTAGCCTGAACTTCATCTACACTAAGCGCTCCAACAGCCAAGGGGGGTGTCTAAACGTGCCCGACTATGGGGCTACCTTCGAGCAACCCGACAACAGCATGCTCATCTACCCTGCGTGGAGGAACGTCCACGGGGTTACCCCCATCCAACCCCACGAGCAAGGTGGCTACCGCAACTCCCTCATCGTCTACTCCCTAAAAGCGTTCCTAGATGCCTGACAAATCAGACACAATAAAAGGGAAACTGCTTAAGGCGCTAGAGCAGAGCCTAGGGGTGGTAACGACCGCGTGCAAGGCCGTGAACGTGAGCCGCGATACCCACTACCGATGGTTGCGGGAGGATGCGGAGTATGCGTCCGCAGTCAAGGAACTGGCCGATGTGGCCGTGGACTTCGCTGAAAGCAACCTCCACAAGCTCATCCAAGAGGGCAACGCCACAGCCACCATCTTCTACCTGAAGACCAAAGGCAAGGCGCGTGGCTACGTAGAGACCACCGACATCACCACGGCCGGTCAACCGCTCACTAAGCCCACGTGGTTCGATGAAACTGCTTAGCCAAAACTCCGCCCTGCGGCACGCTAGCAAGCTGACCGGAGAGCGCGTCATGAACTTCGGCATCCCTGCCCTAGAGACCCCTGAGGGCAAACGCACGTGCCCGTTCGCGGGAGCCTGCCAGCAGTACTGCTACGCCAAGCGCGGGGCCTACCTGTGGAGCAACGTCGCACCCGTCTACCGCAAGCGTTACGAGGCGACCCTGCGGCCTGACTTCCCTACCCTGATGCTCAAGGAGATTCAGGAGCGCAAGCCCACCTACCTTCGTGTGCATGACGCGGGCGACTGGTACAGCCGCGAGTACCGGGACAAGTGGTTCCACGTCATCGAGAACAGCCCCCACGTTCGCTTCTACACCTACACCAAGTCGGTGCCGCTGTTCAAGGAGGTGCTCCACATACCGGACAACCTCAGCGTGGTGTTTAGCTTAGGGGGCACCCGCGATAACCTCGTGGACCTCACTAAGGACCGCCACGCGAAGATATTCGACTCCGTGGAGGCCCTCGAAGCAGCCGGATACGTCAACGCCAGCGCAAATGATTTGCTAGCGTGCAGATGGCGCAATCCTGACCATAGGGTAGGGCTGGTGTGGAACGGGCCTAATCGTTCAAAGGCGCTAGCTC